ATTTTTAGAACTTCTTGGAAAGGATATTCGTAAAGTTCGATTAAGATCATTTTTTCCAAAAGGTCATCCACTAAAAGAAAGAGATCGTGGTAAAAAATCTAACGCAAATGGAGATTGGATAAAACATTGTCAAGAAGAAGGTAGAGGTGTCTATCTTGTAATTAATGATGGAGAAGATACAGACTCCTCGATAACAGGTTGCCGAGCTTTTTTTTATGAACATGATGATATTCCAAAAGAAGAGCAAATTTATATTTGGAAAGAGTTAAGTTTGCCAGAACCATCAATACAAATAGATACAGGCGGTAAATCTATTCATAATTATTGGATATTGAAGAAAACAATAGAACCAGAGACTTGGAAACCTATACAGGAAAGATTATTAGATTACGCAGATGCAGATAGAGCATTGAAAAATCCATCAAGAGTAATGCGTCTTCCGGGGACTTATCACATGAAAGATGATGGCACTCATGGTGGTATGACTAAGATTATTCATACTTCAGATAAAAAATATACTGTAAAAGAAATAGAAAAATGTTTGCCTTCAAAAAGACAATATGAAAAAAATAAAGAGTCTGTAGAGTTTAAAGAATATCGCAAAGAAGATTTTGCAACAGTACAAAAAGCACTCGCACACATACCACCTAGAACACCCGGCTCGAACACATATCATATGTATCGCAATATTTTATGGGGTCTGATAAAAGCTTGTGAAGATGCAGGCAAAAGTTCTGCTGATGCAATATCTCTTATGAGAGAACACTCACCAGCATGGGGAGGTCTAGATCAAGTTGCTAAGTCTGGAGGACAAAAAATAGAGGCTAATAGCTTTTGGTATTGGGCGATGCAACATGGTTATAAGCCACCAAAGGTAATGAGGGTTATAAATCCAGATAATCCAGATAATCCTACGTTAGTTCATTCAGATAAATTACAAAAAATAGAAGCAAATGAATTGCTTAATTTATTAAAGACTCGTAGAGAGAATGGCGAACACGCATTTAGATACAATATATTTACACAACAGATAGAACTAAATGGAGTGCCTTGTCAGGGGTCAACTTCTATAGATAGATATTATTTAGAACTTGCTAGACAAGGTTATAAATGCAATAAAGATACAGCTTTTGATTGCGTAGTTCAGATTGCTAGAGAATTTGAATATAATCCTGTAACTGATTATTTAAACAAAGTTTATAGAACAGAATCGCCTGCTTACATTGACAGACTAGCAAGTGCTTACTTAAGACCCGAAGATGCACATTTGCCAGAACCAACTATCTATGACGATATGTTGAAGAAAACACTAATCGCAGCAGTAGCTAGGGCATACAAACCAGAAGGACATAAATTTGATAATGCTTGTGTTTTATTAGGAGAACAGGGATCTAGAAAATCTACATTCTGGTCTGTTTTGGGAGGAGAGTTTTTTAGTGACGGTTTGAGAGACATTAACGGAAAAGACTCGCTTATGATTTTGCACCGTTCTTGGATTTGTGAACTGGCCGAGCTAGAAGCAATAACATCTAAAAAGATGGCAGGGGAAATAAAATCTTTTTTATCACAGGAAAAAGATGTTTTTAGAGTTCCCTACGGCAAAGTTACTGAGGAGTTTCCAAGAAGAGGTATTATTGTAGGCTCAACAAATAGACATGATGGATTTCTTGTAGATGAAACAGGGAATAGACGCTTTTGGATTATTAGACTAGGAGAAAATATAAATATAGAAAACCCGATAGATTGCGAAGGGTTACTTGCTGAACGTAACCAGATTTGGGCAGCAGCAGTAATGGCATATAAAAATGGCGAGACTACATATCTTACAAAAGAAAATGAGGTCAAAGTAAACGAAGAAAATTTAGATTATTTAATCGAATCGCCTTGGAAAGCTGTTATCGAATCTTTTTGCGAAACACCACAAAATTATTCCAGAGAACTTACAACTGAACTTGTATTATCTGAAGCTATTGAAAAACCAATCGAAAGACAAACTAGATACGATCAGATGCAAGTTGCAACGATTTTAAAGAATCTAGGCTACGAAAAAAAGCGTAGAGGAAGTAGGGGCTGTCGCAAATGGGTCTACATTCGAGACTCGGAACGTGTCTTAACCTCTGTGTGAGGTTAGTACACACTATGGACACCGCAAACAATGTCAGGACTTGCGATATAAGCTGTGTCTATAGTGTCTATACCTTTTACTATAAAGTATAATAAGTAAGGAAGAGGGGAGTATAGGGAGCATATAAGGGAGAAATAGGGATTTAGGAAACTCTATAGAGAAGGTTGGCACACATAGGACACTATGGACACCTAATAAACACCTAGTCTCACACTCCAAGACTTGCTAACATACAAAAAACAAGACTCGCAATGGCAACAAGAATTGTATTTGATATAAATAAATTCAACAGGTTTTTATCTATATATGAACAATCACAAACACAATTTGCAGGCAAAAAAGCATTAACAAAATTTGGTCAGAGGATAAAAGGTTCTCAAGGACTCGCACAAAGATACAAAAGAATTTTCCAAGAACCTGTACCTTTTACTCTTAACAGTACATTTACAGTACAACGAGGACTAGAGCTTGATGTTGGCATAAAAGATCAAATAACAAAAGGTAATCCAGCAGGCAAATATTTATTCCCCCCAATCGGAGTAGGTTCTGGAAAGGCATACGATACTTTATTTACACAGTATTTACGAGATAGGAATTTTATTAATAGTAGTGACTATCCAATTCCTCTCACAAAAAATCGACTTGTCAGAACAAATAAATATGGCAATGTAACACCTACAACTTATGCAAATACAAAAAGAGCTTTAGGTAAAACAAAAAGTAAAGGTAGTTTTTCTGGGGGAAATGCAAAAATTCAAGATGCAAGAGTTTTGGCTTTTAAAAAACCTTTTACAGTTAAAAAGAAAGATGGCTCAACAAAAACTTATCAAGCTGGAATATATAGAGAAAATAAGAAGGTTGGTTCTAATAAGACTTTTTTAAGTCCTTTATTTTTGTATTATCCAATCCCAAGTCAAAAGAAAGGAGGTAGTAAGGGTACTAAAGTATTTCCAGAAATAGTAAAAGATTTTGCAGATGCACAGTTAATAAAAATATGGTTAAGAGAAATAAAACAACTTGCCAAATAAACACTTTAATACTATAATAGTATTATTATCTTTATCAAACTATGTCAATCGCAGACGAATTAGCAAAAGAATTTTTATATCACAATGATCTTTACAGAGCAGGCAGGGCAATAATATCTGACAAACATTTTGATGCACTTAAAAAAGCATTAGTAGATGCAAATCCAAAACACCCTGCACTTAAAAAAGTAGATGAGGGTTGTGTATTGTCAGGACTTGGCACTTTGCCTTTTGCGGAGTGGTATTCATACTTACCAGATAGTCCAACAGTTATTGTTGAGCCTAAAATAGATGGTTGCGCTATGGCAGTTAGATATGTAGATGGGCTATTAGTTAAGGCATGGACTCGTAAGGGTGTAGATAAAACATATTGCATGAGAATGATAGAAGACTTGCCAAAGCATATTATTGCAAAAGGTACTGTTGAGATTAGAGGAGAGTTGTATGGTAAAGGTCTTATCCCTGCTAGATCACAAAGACTCGCAGCAGGTCACTTACGCAAAAAACAGCCGTCAGGTATGGGATTATCTTTTTGCGCTTTCCAGATATTTGATGGTAAGGGTACAGAGGTATCTAACTTACAGCAACTTGTTAATTGGGGGTTTCATGTTTGCGGACATATAAAGGTAAATACTAATGTCGTAAATAAAGTTAAACAGTTACATAACCAATGGCAAGACTCGCTGATATTTAGTCGCTATCCTACAGACGGAATCGTAGTAAAAGTTTTAGATAAAGACTTGCAAGAAGAAATTGGCAGAACCTCAATAGCACCAAGTTGGGCTACAGCAATCAAAGATACATGGAAAAATGTATATTAGGTTGACTACTAAGTAAGTATCGAGTATTATAACAGTAGTTTATATTTTATCAACTATGTCAAATCAAAGGCAACAAGTTAATTGCCGTATAGAAGAATCTACTCTAACTAAACTAAAGGCACTCGCTAATGGTTACAAATACAAAGCTTGCCCTACTTGCGGTAGAGCTTGGGACTTGCATGGAGGTGTTAAAACTGACCCTGTACAACATAGTGTCTTAGCAAGTCAGCTATTAGAAAAAGCTATCGACCAATTATTTCAAGATAGCCAAAATTAATTGTTACGATTTTGTAACATAGTACTAGACAAGTACTAACTTATCCTGTACATTAAAAATGTACTTTATCTTTATCTTTATCAATGACAACAAAAGTCAAGCCAAAAAGAAAATTACTCGGTACACTAGCTTTCTCTCAGAAAGTCAACGAGTATCAATTATTCAATTCCGCTAGAGAATTAGACATCAGATCAAAAGTTATGCTACACGCTAACGGAGATTGGGGTGATCTAGCACCAGAAGATGCAGAGACTAACAATCAGGTAGTCAGAAAAAGCAATGGTGGCAGACTTCATTCTGTTTATAAATTGCAAGACAATAAAACTATTTGGATTATTACATCAGGCTATGGTCTTACTAAAGATGACATGGACTTGACTCAGTTTTCCGAACAGGATTATTGCAACACAGTTATTTTATTTCCAGAGGAGTATTAATTATGCCAAAAAGAAAAACACCAGCAAACATACAGATTTTTGTAGATCATCTTGCAGTAGGGCTTGATGCAGCAGGCTTAAACTTTGATGACTACAATCCAACAACTGTCACTAACAAAGAAACAAAAGAAGTCGGTTTTCTTTTTTGTCAACAGATTGACGATATAAATACTTCAGCTATTGTTTTCAACGATAGGGTTGAATTTGCAGATCATTCTGTTTCATTAATTATGAACAATGAATCGCCACCATCACAAATAGCAATTCTATTTATTGTTGCAATGGTTAAAGGCGAGGTCATCACACCACCAGATTGCCCTTGTTGTGTAGAGGAGGTAGCACAATGACATTTAAGTTATTAACTTATGTTCGACATAAAGAGCAGGGGATAGAGGGATTAGTTATTAGTCCTTCTAATCATCAAAGTTCTCATGTCACTATCTATGACCCAGATTGCCCTAATGATAACGATTATGAGGAAGAGTCCTATGGCTCTGGAAGTGCTTTAGAATTTCATGGCAATGAATTAGAGCAAATAGATAATCCCTCTATTGATCTCATAAATAAATGCAAAGAAGTAATTAACTTATTTAAGGAGGTAGTGTAATGGCAATTAAACTTTATGAATACATAGATAAGGCTATCTATAACTATGCGTCTTGTTATGACGCACCAGATACAAGCGACAACGAGGAATTTTCAGATGCACTTGTTGATGTTATTGATCTCATAAGAGAATCTTCTATTGGAGAGTTAGAACTCAAAGAAGATGATGACTATGATGACGAGGAGGATGAAGAATGAATTATTTAGTTGTAGGTCAGCATAAATATAATAGTGCTGAGAGTTGGGCAACACATATTGTTATTTATTCAGATCAAAAACTTACAGAGTCAGATTTAAAACATAGATTTTATATGCACCACGTTTATAAATTTTCTCAAGATCAAAATGATACTGAAAAGTGGACAGCAGAAGATCACATTGAGTTTTTTCAAGAAAATGATGGAGATGCTTTTGTCGATTACATATTGCAAACTGATAAATCTATTCCAATTTTAGAAATAGAAAATCCATTAATAGAATGAGTGTAACGCAAATCTATCATGTTAGACCTATAGAAAGTTCACAAACTTATGAGTGGTTTTTGCATAAACATTATGCAAAAAGAATCCCTAACATCTCTTACAGTTTTGGCTTATATGATCGTAATAAATTTTTAAAAGGTGTTTGTAGTTATGCAAAACCAATGAGTCAAACCTTAGTTCAAGGAGCTTTAGGCGGTAAATTTACAGACACTTTTTTAGAATTAAATCGTTTAGTTGTTAATGATAATTTAGAAAAAAACACGCTAAGTTTTTTTGTATCACAATCATTAATGCTATTACCAAAGCCACAAGTTGTAGTTAGTTATGCTGATAGCTCTTATCATCATCATGGTTATATCTATCAAGCAACAAATTGGATTTATACAGGATTAAGTTCTAAGTTTACAGACTATGCTGTTAAGGGACTTGAGCATTTGCATCATAGCTCTATTGAAGACTCGGTAGGTCGATATGATAAGGATAAAAACATAAACAAGCACCAACTTTTAAAAGAAAAGTATGGGGACTTGCTGTATAGAAAAGAAAGACCAAGAAAGCATAGATATTTTTATTTTTTAGGGACTCGCAAACAAAAACAGGAGATGAAAGACTCGCTGACTTACACGATAGAACCTTATCCTAAAGGCGATAACAAACGATATGATTCTAGTTATAACCCGACTATTCAAGGATTATTATTCTAATGTAACAAATTGTTACAGAGTAGCATATTAATACTAATAGTTGCTATATTAAATATGTAATTTATTTACTATCTTTTATGTCTAAGACTTTATCGAAAACAGAAAAAGCAACTAAGCTTGCAATTATTTTTACAAGCGGTGGTGGCTCTTCTTGGGCGCAAGGCTCAGATGATGACAACTATGTTCTGGCTTATCGGGCTGGCAAGTATTTCAAACAATCTTGGAAGCATATGTTTAAATTCAAAAAAGCTGGTGAGCAAAAATTATGTGTTCATCTTTATGACATATCAAAAGCAGAGGGTTGGTCAGCAGATTACGCTGGCAATATAACTTGTCTAGAATCTAAGCAAGATTGCCCTTATATTGAAAAAATTTATGTAGTGGTCTAATTTAGTCCACTCAGTTTCGCCTAGAACAGCCTTGTAAGTTGTTCTAGGTATATCTATAACCCTTATCTTTAGGAGAATTATGTATCAGGAAAATTACAAAGGCTTTGATATTAACGAGCTTTATGATGGGCAACAAAAACCTTATTACAACATTGCTAAAGTTCTTAAAGATGACCCATACTATGAAATATGGGGAACAGATTACCAAACTGTTGATGATGCTAAAAAAGCAATAGATAACGGCGAGTTACCTTAATTATTACAGAATGTAACAAAGTAGCGCATTAGTATCATAATGCGCTATATTAAATATGTAAACAATTTTACTATCTTTTATCACATGGCAAGATCATTATCAGTTCTATCTAAAATTTTAGGACTAACAGCTTCTTCAAATCCACATGAAGCTAAACTAGCAGAAGAAAAGCTAGAGCAACAATTACAGGCTAGAGGTATTACTAGACAACAACTCGAAGAGCAGTTAGATATGTCAACTGTTGACGAGGAGATAGAAGCTATCTCATTTAGATATGGCAAGCCGTACAAACGTATTGACCCTGCTACAGCAACAATATTAGGTGCGGTTGCTAGGTTTTATAATGGCTCAGTTGTATATGCTTTTGAGAAAGAAGAATATACAGATATTTGGTCTTATAAACGAGTTATTTCTAGACAGTTTGAGGTGTTTTCATCTAAGAAAAGTCAAATAGAAATAGAGATCTATACTGACTATCTCTTACAGGCTCTAGAAGATGATTGGGCAAAGCATTGCAAAGAAGATCCATTCCAAGTTGCAATGATGGGTTCAGCACACCGAAACAGTTTTAGAAAAGGTTGGGCAAACAAAGTTGCTAGTCGTTTCTATGAAATGAAAAAAGATGAAGAAGAGAATGGAAGACAGTTACAACTTGACAGTAAAACTGTTAACCAATCTGCACTAGCAGTACAAAAGAAAAATAATACAGAAAAAGAAATTGTCAGGGCTTACAAAAAACAAAAATATCCTAGATTAGTTTCAAGTTCTGGTTTTACTCAAGGCGGATCAGGCTCTTCAGCAGGGCGATCAGCAGGCGGTAACGTAGGCTTATCTAGACAGATGGGTAGTGGCGGTTACAAAGCGTTAGGTGGGTCATAATGACCTGCCCTAACCCTATTAGTTCACCTTATGTTTTATTCAAAGCTATGGAGCAACCGAAGACATTAGAAGAGATAAAGGCCGAGAGAAGAGCCATTATCGAAAACGCTTGGTTTGACCAAGAAATATCTGACGATCAACTTGAAGCTGAATATAAGGCTCTAGGTATTAAGAAGTCAGATTAACTTAGTGGCATGGTTTCTGGTATTAAGTTACCCTTGCGATTCTCCAGTAAGCCCATCTCTAATTGTTAACAAATGTAACAAACTACCACAATAGTATTATAATTTGCTATTGTATATATATCAGGCATAGGCATGGGTAGCGGAAACCATCTTTTATGTTGCATACGCTTTTAAATCGAACCTCTATGCCTGATCTAACTTTTATTTTCTATCTTTAAGCTTATGGCTAATTCAACTCAAACAAAATTCCAAGAATACACACAGTATTTGATTGACGCTTTTGTAAGAAACACCAGAACTCAAGAGCAAGTAGATCGTGGCATGAGTCAAACTTATTACAGTATTGATGATAATCATGTCGATAGAGAAGAGATACAAGAAGATCTTATCTATCCACTACATGATGAGGAGTGGCCTAACGATTGGCGATACAGCACTATCTATTTTTTACTTTTAGATTTTGTAGATTGCGAGGATCGTAACCAGATAGAAGATCGTATGCACGAAATTGTAGATGGTCTTGTAGATGTTTACAATGCTGATCGTGTTAGATGGGTAGGAGAGAATCTAAATCGTGGCCTTGTTGAGTCAGATTTAGCTTCTGGTCAAGAAAATATATTTCAACTTATAGGATTAGCACAGTATGAAGTTATTAATCAGATGGCTTATCAGTTATTAGATTACATTGATGAGAATAAAAAGGAGGAGGACTAATGCCTAAAACAATCGAACAAAAATTTACTTGTAAAGTTAATTACGAGTTTGATATAAGCTTAGAAAATCTTAGAGATTTATTTTGCACTATGGGTCAAGGGTCAGGATATTGGGCGCATAGCGTCACAGTTGGAGACATTGAAGAAGACGAAGACGGCTACTATCTACCTAATCAAGATTATGAGCATGAGGGCTGTTGCGCTTGGCTTAAAGATTTAACTCTTGATACTGTTATAAAGGTAGAAGATTGTGAAGACGATAAGCACCAATTTAAAGTCAAAGATGTTTTAACAGCTATAGAAAATATTATCTCAGGAAAAACAAATCTAAATAGGCATGATTGTGGAGAGATATTTCAAG